TTTAGTCCGTTAAATTCAATTCGATTATTTTAACAGTTCGTTCAGTTTCTCCAGCACCCGGGGAACCTCCTCGTCCGTGGCCGTACACCAGGCGCTCGCTATGCTCGTCTCCTCCCGTATCAGAACGTCGATCCATTCCGTCATTCCCATCGAATGTACCGCGCCCTGCCGCTCGGTTTCCACCGTATAGCGTCCCTGCACCGCAACGCCGTGATATTCTATCTGAAAGTCGAAAGATTCCATAGTACCCGCAAATGTCCTCCGGGTGATGTAATCGGCGATGCGTTTGGCGAAAGTCCGAATCTCCTGATCGGTCAGATGAATTGTCGTTTGCGGCCGGTTGAAACGGGTGCTCTCGAAGAAGTAATATTCTTCCGAGGGTTCTTTCCGAGTGGACGGCGGCATTTGAGCCGAGTCGGTGACGTAGTAGAAAGTATTCATCGCTGTTCGAAAATTTCATTCAACAGATAGCGGGTGATCCGCATACGCCGGGAACTGGACAGCACCCAGTCGAACACCAGGCAAACGGGAACGGAAACTACTACGAGCGTAATTAAGTGTGCCATACTCTTACCGGATTTCGACCCGATAGACACGAGGTCGGTTTTGGAGTTTATGTGCCCGGCGGCGGGACTTGTCGATTGTCCGGCGCACCTTGTTCTTGAGACGGTACCACGCACGCCAGAGGCGGCCCGCAAGCGTTACCCACAGACTTTTGACTGTGGATTCCTGAAATTGAGTTTCCATATCTGTAATGATTTGATGCGATCGAAAAACCGGCGCGGGCCGTCACGGAGGGCGCCGGGAAAAACAACTCTAAACACACAAAAAATGAATAAATGAAACAAAATACGGACTATTGAGGCGCCCGCGACCTGTTTGCACCCTGTCGTCATCGAAGACCACGACCGAATCGCAGGGTATATCGCTACCGGCTCCCCGGATCGCTCCGGATCGTCGCCTGCTTTTTGGTATTGATCGGCCTAATATCCGCCCTTCTGCGCCAAGTCGCTCGCCGGGTTTTACATCCCTTCGGATGGTTCTCGTATTTCAATGAACCGCTTATTCGTTCAAACCTTTCTGCCTTGCGGCCGGGGTTTATGGCAGGTTAGGACCCCTACGGCTTCCGTGCCGTCCTTTGGTGCCCGCACCGGGACATTCAACCCGATACGGACTTTGAAAATCCGCGCCCGGAAATGGCAAACTCAACTAATCTCAACTCTTAACCTTACTCGAATGAAAGAACTTGGGCGCGGATAGGTGCTTGATTGATACACTATCGGGGACGGCTCAACGGTCGTCCGACGGGGCGTGCATTTCTGGGCTGTCCGTCCAGAGCCGTCCACTTGACACGCTCGATTTCCACATACCCCTCATCCCAATTCATGCGGATCAAAAATTTCATTTTTTTGTCCTTCTTGCATCTGGAAGCCGCTGAGTGGATTGAATAGTAATCTCGTGCTTCTACCGGGAAGATTACCGTTTCGCCCAACTCTATCGCCTCCAGCGTTCCGATGTAATCCTTACGCATCTTGTATTCTCCGAATTTCAATTCTTTTGCTGTTTCCATACTATGATTATCTGTCGTTTATTCGTTTGCTCCCGCGCCGGTATCGCTCCGGACAATCCCTTGCGGATTCGCGGGAAAACACTAATTTTGAGCTGCCAACCAAAAATTAAGTGTTATCGTGTGCTATCTGTCGCAGCATTCAGAGCTTCCGAAATACGCTTGCCCACTTTTTTACATACAAGATCGATCCAAGTAATATTATCTCCATAATCTCGTATATCTTGCTCTAATATGGATTTATCTTCGTCGATGAGAGAAATAAGACAATAAATATCATTGTAGATTTTATATGTTAAGGATATACGATCTTGAATTTCGCCTACTTCACGCACAACGTCAAGGACTTCAAGTTGTGGAGTTATTATGGATGAGAATATTCCTGAATCAATAGATTTATGGCATTGTGTTAGCGCCTCTCTATAGGCGTCCAATTCTTCATAAATTTGTTTTAATGTGCAATCTTTAGATCTCATATCTTTGTCCCGTTTTTCGAAAAAATAATTCTCCTCCAAATTATTTTTTAATTTTCTTTGCGTTTTACACCGCAAAGAAATATTTGCCTATAAACAATTCGCTGTAAAACAGTGTTTTACGCGCTTTGCGTCAGTCGCCGTAATACCGGCCTGCATCGCCGTAGTAGGCCACACACCCCGCCGCGAATGCCGGGTTGCTCCCGGTGGGTATATTATAAGGTGTCGGCTCGGAAGCGGGCAGCGGGCGCCCCTCGATCATCGCGCGGATGTTGGCCAGCTTCTCGTTCTTCCACGCCTTCCGCAGTGCCTCGGCGAAATTTTTCACCATCTTCACCCGGAACATATACCATGCGTTGCGAAAAATTTTTGAAAGGTTATATTTGATTTTCGGTTTCATGATTATAACATTAAACTATTTTACTCCACACAGACAACCCCGTTCGTATTGCATGTGCTATATTCTCCTTCGCTGTTACCCACTCTAAATTATCGACTCTATTATCGGACTTAACTCCATTAATATGATTCACTTGTGGCTTGTTATCAGGATTCATAATGAAAGCGGAGGCGACTAACCTGTGTACTTTGTATTTTATTACCTTGCTATCATGATCCCATAGATCAACTTGCAAATACCCGTTTTTATCTGGTCTGCCTTTCAATATGCGCCCATTTTCCAGTCTTGTAATGTTTGCTTTGTTAAAAACATTTACTCGTTTATATCGAGGAAGGCTATATACACGCCCCATATTCGAAACCATATATAAATCCTCCAAACCTTTAACGGGGGACCATATCTCGCCATCTAAAAAATCAGCGTTCCGCATAATCTTCGATCTGTTGTAGGCCGGTTTCATCGTTTTTATTTTATATTTGCGTTGTAATCTTGTTTTGTATTGCAAATATAAGTAGAATATTAGTATAATCCTAATATTTTCTAATAAAAAATAATATTATTTTATATGAGTGCTGATTTTAAGCGTTTTAGGCGAGCAAATAAATTGACACAGGCCGATATTGCGGCATTTTTAGGGTGTACGCAAGGGTTTATATCGCAAGTAGAAAAGGGAGTTAGTACTCTGTCGCCTGAATTTATTAGTATTATATTAGCGAATCCCGACTGGGATACTTCGATGTTTACTGGCGACGGCGGGATGTTGAAAGAAGGGGCGGGGGACGGCTCCGGGCGCGGTTCCCGCATCCGCTATTGGGTGGACGTGGATGCTACGGCTGGAGGTGTGGAGCTGTTCGACGATATGACCACGAACCGATTCATCGATCTTTCGATTCCGGAGTTCCGGGACTGTACGGATGCCGTGAACCTGTACGGAGATTCGATGATGCCGCTGTACCGGAACGGACAGATCATCATCCTCAAAGAGTGGAAAGAGAATTTTATCGATTTCGGCAACGTCTATCTGGTCATCACGTGCAACGGCAACCGGATGGTCAAATACCTGCGTCGGGGATCGGATGCCGATCACGTTCTCTGCATCTCCGAAAATAAGGATTTCGATCCTTTCGAGATCGAGCGGAAAGATATTCTGCGGCTCTACCTTGTCAAAGGCGGCATTTCGAAGAATACGTTATAATCTATAACAACAAATGGAATTACAACCTATCCAAAGTAAGATTTACGAGATACGGGGCCAGCGGGTGATGCTGGACTTCGACTTGGCGGAACTCTATCAAGTGGAAACACGAACACTCAAACAGGCGGTACGGCGCAATATCGAGAGATTCCCCGAGGATTTTATGTTTGAAATCACTGAAGCTGAATATAACTGCCTCAAAAACAGTATGACATCACAAATTGTGATCTCAAATGAAAAAGGAGGCCGGCGTTATATGCCGTTTGCCTTTACCGAACAAGGGGTAGCAATGCTTTCGAGTGTTTTACGTAGTGGAACAGCCATACAAGTAAATATCGCCATTATGCGGGCATTTGTGGCGATGCGGAACTACATTACCACGACGACGCAGATAACGGCGGAACTGTCCGAAATACGGGCAAAGCTGGCATTGTTGGAACGAGCTGACGAAGACAATGCCGAAGCGGTAAACGATCTTTCGGAAGATATGCGCAAAGAGCTTGACAACATTTATCAAGCTATCGCGGCGCTATCGATCAAGGTGCCGCAGGCTCGCAAGGTCGGCCAGCCGATCGGATTCAAGCGACCGGATTCAGAGGAGAAAAAATAACCCCCGGATCACTCCGGGGGCTGCCGTTTCGCTTATGCGATTGTCAATAAAGCATTACAGTGAAATGGCGGATAATTCTCGTCCGATTTTGCGCAGCGCCTGTCCGATCTTGTGCGCTTGCGCTTCGGATATATAGGTATTGCAGGATTTGTATTGCCGCATCAGCCCGGCATTGATTCCCGCCCATTTTGCAAATTTCGTGACATTGATGAAATCGAAATAGTCGAATACTGACGCAACGTCATATTTGTACTCAAATTCGATTCCTTGTAATTCGGCGGGCAACTCTTCTCCGTTTTCGGTATAGCTGGCGAACATCTCGCGGACAGAGTTCTCGAAATCCGCCTTTGCTTCGGCGACTGTCCTGCCTTCGCCTATTATCGTCGCCTGGATGTCCGGGGTGAAAATCCCGAAAGTGCCGTCCTTTCCCTTTTCGATAAGTGCCGTTGTCTTCATAGTCTGTGGTCTTTTGTTGTAAGCAAACCGGGTTAAAACCCGATTTGCTTTTTCAGTTTGTAAAAGGTGCCGTTTTTAATCTCTTCTTTTCCGTGCCGCCCTATCTCTATTCGGTAGGGCTTTTCGGGGTGGTGGTAAACGTCATGATTCGCTCCGTTCCGTAGCAACCTCCACCCGTGCGCCTCGGCGATTTTTCGTAGTTCACTCCATTTCATATATCTGTATTGCTTTATTGACGATACAAATATATAGCGTTTTTGCTATATATGCAAATATTTTGCCGACTTTTTCAACGGATTATATGTTTTCTGGGACATATCTGTAAGTTGTTGTCATAGACAAATATAAAAGCTATTAAAATATTACGTTGTGAAAAAAAATTGTAAAAAATTTGTGGGGGGGGGATTTTTTATATTTTTGAAATGCAAAATAGTTTGTTGTAAATAAACATATTTATATTTTATGCTTACATTAATTTATTGGGCTGCATGTGTAGCAGGATGCTATTTTTTAGCCAAAAGCCAAGGACGGGACACTACTACTGCGGCTGTACTTGGATTATTATTTACGGTATTTGCTCTTATCGGCTACCTTATTGCAGGGGATAAAAAAATTGACAACTTAAATTAAATTCAAAGTAGTATGGCAAATTCGACGACAAACACACAGGAAACACGTCAATTTCCGCTTCCTTCCATTAAAATATCTTATAGCGGTAGCGGGGTTAGGTTTTTGAGAATATTAGGATGGGTGAATATCGGTATTTTTTGTTTGATGGGTATTTTATTGCTTTTTGGGGCGATTGATCTATTTGGTTTTGCCGGACTTGGTATTTTTGGACTTGTCGTATTGATAAGTTTCCCTACGTTACTCCTTTTTGCTGGCGTTTGTTTCGCTCTGGCGACGATCGCGGAAAACGCTCTTATGTCTAAAGCAGTATTGGAATCCAAATATGATTTTCGTGAGGATAGTAGATATTGAAACCGAAGCTATGGAGAATGTCTGCCGCGTGATCCAAAGACCCGTAACAATTAAAAATCCCCCGGCTCATCATCTGATGACAGGCCGGGGGCGGTCGGAACGAATTTACAGACATTGAAAGACAATGCAAAGATAGGTTTACCTCTGAAACATCCAAATATTTTTACAGCGCCGGGATCAATTCTACTGCTTCCCGGCGTTTTTGATCTACCAGTTTGGCGTATATCTGGGTCGTGGCGATATTCGAGTGACCGAGCAATTTGGAAACGGTATAAAGGTCTGCCCCGTATGTCAGCAACATCGTTGCGTAAGTATGGCGGGCGCAGTGAAAGGAAATCAGCTTACATATCCCGGCAGCTTCAACCAATTTTTTGAGTTTTACATTCATCTGTGCATTGGAGTTTAGCCGTTTGAAAACCTTATCGAATGCCGTATTTCGTCCTGAAGGCAGAAAGCGCATCGCATTTTCGGACAGCGGGACCACTATGCGGGATTGCGTCTTCTGTTGTTGGAGATGAATTTCATAACCCCCGTCTGGAGATTCGACGATATGCCACCAGCATAGCTGGGAAATGTCGGAATACCGCAGCCCCGTGAAGCAGGCGAAAAGAAAAGCGTTTGCGACGACGGCATAGCGGGGATTGGCAATGGCAGCGGCTTCCAATTGCCGCAGCTCGTCTATTGTAAGGTATTCCCGTTCTCTTACGTCTAACCTGGGCCTGTCCTCCTTGTCCAGCATTGCGGCGGGATTCTTGTCGATCAGCCCGGATCTGACTGCCCGATTTAAGATATTGCCTAAACGCGCCAGAATAACGGAAGAACTTGACCCGCGTATTCCGCAGCGATCGAGATAATCTATAAAATTCTGAATGAATCTTTTATCTACGGAGGCGAGTTTCTTGTTAGGACCTGCAAAGGCTTTGAGATGCGAATACAAAGAACCTAAATTTTGGGCGTAGCTCTTTGAACCTCTGTCTATGTATCCTTGCCGCTCCTGTTCGATGTAATCGAGGAGCGTTATTTTCGTGTCGGCCGTCGGGAAGTTGTATTCTCCGCGCTGTATGGCGACAATCCGCTCGGATTTCAACGTCGTGGCAATAGCCATTGCTTCCTTGTTTCGGGCTTTCGCTTCCTTCGTGGTCTCTGGAATAAGGTACAATTTCAAAAATTCATACTGCCGAATCCCGTTCCAATAAATATCCAGGTACAGCGATTCGCTTCCGTCCTTGAGCGGTTTCGACCGGAGGCGTACCGGCTCCTTTACTTTTGGCTGCTTCATCTTTCAATATACTGTTTGTTTCGTTTGGTAAATATACAAATTTAAGCCACAAATAAGTAACAAAAAATACATAAAATAATTGTTACCCGGCGATATTTGCAGAAAAAAATATTTGAAATAATATTTGTATATTTATAGTAAGTAATTGATAGATCGTGCAATAATGGCAATAAGGTGTCGGTTTGAGTAGGATGTAAGACTATTTTTGCCGGAAATAGATCTGGATCGGTACCCCCGAGAAATCCCACTCTTCCCGAATCTTATTCTCCAGGAAGCGGCGGTAGGGATCCTTGATATATTGGGGCAGATTGACGAAGCAGGCGAACTGGGGCGTGGGTGTCGGCAGTTGCATCACGTATTTGATTTTGATGTATTTGCCTTTGGTCGCCGGGGGCGGATAATTTTCGATGATCGGCAGCAGGTAGTCGTTCAGCGCCGAGGTGGCCACGCGCCGCTTGCGGTTTTCGTAAACCCGGATGGCGGTCTGGAGCACTTCGAGGATGCGCTGTTTGTTGAGTACCGAGGTGAAGATGATCGGAATGTCGTTGAAGGGCGCCAGTTTTTTTGCCAGGACCTCTTTCCACTCCTTCATCGTGTTGTTGCCTTTTTCCACCAGATCCCATTTATTGACTACGATCACGCACCCTTTGCGGTTGCGGACGATCAGGTTATGGATGTTCAGGTCCTGGGATTCGAGGCCTTGCTGCGCATCGAGCATCAGAATACAGACGTCGGACTCCTCGATGGCGCGGATCGAGCGCATCACGGAGTAGAATTCGAGGTCTTCGGTCACCTTGCCTTTTTTGCGCATGCCGGCCGTATCGACCAGGTAGAAATCGAGTCCGTACTTGTTGTAGCGCGAGTGAATGGCGTCGCGCGTGGTGCCGGCGATCGGCGTGACGATGTTGCGTTCTTCGCCCAGCAGGGCGTTGGTGAGCGACGACTTGCCCACGTTCGGACGGCCTACGATGGTGATGCGGGGCAGCTCTTCCTCCTCGTTCTTGGTTTCCGGGGGCAGGTCGCGCACGATTTCGTCCATCAGGTCGCCCGTGCCGCTGCCGCTCATCGAGCTGATGCAGTAGGGTTCTCCCAGTCCCAGCGAATAAAATTCGTGCGAGGAGTAGATCAGGTCGTAGTTATCGACCTTGTTGCAGACCAGCAGCACTTTTTTCGAAGTGCGCCTCAGGATGTCGGCCATCATCTGATCGAGATCCGTGATGCCCGTATTGACTTCGACCAGGAACAGGATGACGTCCGCCTCTTCGATGGCGAGCATCACCTGACGGCGGATGTCGTCTTCGAAAATGTCGTCCGAATTGACCGAATAGCCGCCGGTGTCGATCACCGAAAATTCACGTCCGTTCCAGTCGGTTTTGCCGTAATGGCGGTCGCGTGTCGTGCCTGCCGTCGCATCGACGATGGCTTTGCGCTGCCCGACCAGGCGGTTGAACAGTGTGCTTTTGCCCACGTTCGGGCGTCCTACGATCGCTACAAGACTCATAATGTTATTTTACGTTTATGTTTATGCGAAACGAATTATGCGGTGCGGGCCGAGAGCGAGGCCGAATTTATTCGGACATCGATGGATGCGGCCGGTCTAAAACAAGGTCAAAGATAGTGCAAGTTACGGGTAAAACCAAACCCGGTGTCGATTTTACCCGATTGTCGGTGCATAAGGGGTGGGGGCCGGATGTGCACATCTTATCCTTTTCCGATCGGGAGATGCGGCTTCCGAAGGTTTTCCGAACAGCCGCGATGCCTTTTCAACGGGGGTGCAGCGTCTCTTCGTCTGCGGACAGGCCATGTTCCGACATCCGGCGGATGTCTCCGTTACAGCGGTAAAAGGGAGCGGTTCGTACAGGAGGTATGCGGCACGTATTATGGGTTATAAATAGCGGCTTTCCGGATCACCGGCCTGTACGGGATAGATCAGCACGAAACTGTTTCGCCCGAGGTATTGATCCAGGTAAGCCGGGATCTTGTTCATCGCCGGTTGGTAGGAGATGCGTTCGCGGCGGCTCATTACCAGCCACAGACAGTCGTCCGTGCGCAATTCGCGCAGCAGGGCCGGCAGTTTTTCCCAGTCTTTGAAAAGTACCGTTTCTACGGTTGCGGTCTGCTTGCGCCGCAGCGGTTCGATGTACTTGAGCGTTGTTTCCGGGGCATAGACGACGATTTTGGTCCCGGTATTGCGGGCCAGATTTCCGATTTTATGCAGCCACATGAGAAATCCGGCCTCTTTTTCGGCTTGGGAGGGAATGATTACGATATGTCGCTTTATGGTCGCCAGCGGTTGTACCGGTTTGTAAATGTAGGTCGTGACGTTGCTTTCGCCCAGCAGGTCGCCCGTGATCTTGCCGAGGAAGATCGCGGGGGATTTGTCCCGATGGAGTCCCATTACGATGTCCGTGATACTCTGTTCTTTGGCGACGCTTGCGATTGCGTTCGAGATATTGACGTCGTAGCGCAGCAGCTCGTGGAGGTAGATGTCCGATGCGGCAGCGGCCGTCGCCGCCGTTTCGAGAATTTTGCGGGCCCGTTTTTCCAGCCCGCTGTCTTCCACCTTGTTGTCTATGGCGTGCAGCGCGTAGAATCCGTTGTGGTTTTTCTTCGATTTGAGCACGTTGCCCAGAGTTACGAGTTCCCTGACGCTCTCTTCGTTCGACACCGGGATCAGGATGTGTTCGTCCTGATGTTCGGTGCTTTCGTCGTTTTCGCGGACCCCTTTGATGGCGATGTTGTGAGCGCCGCGCTGGGTGGCGAAGGTCGAAATGGTGCAGGTGGCCAGGATCATCAGGATCGTGCCGTT